CCCCGCTTTTAGTGGTCAAACGACCTCCACCGGAGAACCCGGAAAATCGCTTGGGCTGTTACACCCAGACGATCTCTGGCCACTTGTGTGCCAGAGCCCTTGTAACTCTCAGTACTGTCTGTCGTCGATCAGCGATTGAAGAGACTAGTCTCTCCGTTCGCTTCGGTCCGAGCGCAGCGCACAACGCCGCGTACCCGTACCGTTCCGGGATTGCCCCGTGAACACGATCGCCATGTATTGTTGATACAGGGTATTTGCGGATAACCGACCTATACCACCATCCCTCTAACCAGTTTCCGGCTCTTGCGGGCCGGGCTTCGTCTAAGTTCACGTGGTAATGGCCGTCCCCAAACCCCTCCGGGCCCCAAAGGGCCGGATGGACACGTCTCCAGTTCCAAAGAAGCTGACCCCAGTACCGAGATGCATACTTGACGTACGCACCCTGACCAGCGTCGCGGCTTATGAAAGCCCTAACTTGGTTGTGGAGCTTAATTGTGTCCTCCATCGTCTTTGGTAGACGACGAAGGTAGACAGGAGTACAGTCGAGATAGCCAAACATATCGGTCCCACAACTCTCCCTAAAGTAGGAGGTCTTAAAGGACTTCGCCGGATTAAGGGCGAACCCACACAGAAGAAGCGCATCTTTGCACGCATCAAAGCATTCCGTGGGGACAATGATGTCGTCACCAAACACGCTGACGTTAAACCCTACGCTTGAACAAATAGCGTAGAATAACAGCGACTCGAGCTCGAAAGTGAATCCGTTCCCCATTGAGGAGAACTTCTCATTCCGAGTATAAGCCGTGTCGCCAGGCCAAAGTGTGTTCCTAGAGCGAAGCGAATCCAAGACGTGCAGCCAGTCAATTAAGACCGGCGACATCGAGAATATCGCCCTCACCAGCTCATAGGCGATCGTGTCACTAGCCATCGAGAGGTCGATGGTAGAAAGATTGCCGCGTTGCGCGGCTATCCGAGCACGACGTTGGTTGACAGACTGATCGTTCAGGTTGACTCCAGCATTTCTAAGGAGCCTAACCCTAATGAGTCGTCCAACTGCGAGTTGCATCCGCACGTTTAGGTGCGGCTCGTAGCAGATAACTCGATCGGTCTTGGCATTTTTGGGAACCGTGATCAGGACATTCCCCTCAACCCTGTTTAGCGCGTTTCGCAACGCACTGCAGATGGCGTCGGCATTAAGAGCCGCCGCCGCCCAGGTGGGAGAGCCTTTGACGAGCTGATATGCTCGTTCTTGGGCTGACCAGGTTACATCGAGACGACTAGCGTATTTATACATGCTAGCCACGTGCTCACCGAACGCCGAGGTAGTTCTCCCCGGTGAAAAGCCAACGTCCCACTCTTCGAGACCCTCGGTTTCCCAAGAATCGTAGTTGAGCGGAGGTAAAGGGCCCAGGATACGCTCGACAATCTTCGAAGTCTTGGCCAGTAAAGCCAAAAACTCCGGAGCTCCGCTCACGCGGGGCTGTCGAAACGCGTCCCTAACCCATTCGTTGGTCGCTCGGCAGGCAGCCTCAGCTTCCCTAGCTGAAGCGATCGCCACAGCCTCTGTATCGATGCCTGTCGTGAGATCGGCACATTTACTGAGGAATTTCACCGCTGCGTAATCACACCTGAATTTCTCCCGGTCTTCATACGTGTAGGCGTGTGGATCGATCCGTTGCTCCACAAGCTGGCGATGTTCGCCATACTTGTACAACAGCCATGTGGACAGGGCCCTTGGAGACCCTAAACATTCCAGGAAATCGCAAATGATAGCGTCCCGCTGGGAAGCGGAGACACGAGCGCTATAGGAATCTCGCCAGTCTCGCGACATGGCGGAATACAGTCGAGACCTTTTCGGATCTCGACCATAATGCTTTGCAGCATTTGGTCCGTGAGCAGCTCTTTGCGAATGCGTAACACTATGGTGCATGCTACTTCTCCAGTTTTGACCGGTTGACAGAACTCGTCAGCTAACTTATCCGTGGTAGACTCAAGCCACTCTTTGATGAGAGGCCCAAGGTCAAACCACTTATAGGGCAGGATGTCCCACCGCACATCTTGAGGTCGAATGTGAGTTAGTGACTGGACGCCTTCATTTGGTTCAGAAACCAAATGTGCAGCTCCCGTGATTACGACCACCTCAGTACGCCGGTTGACGCAGAGTTACCGCGTCATAGAAATACTGAGAGGCCGTGAAGTTCTTCACGAGTGCGACAGCGTTCTTGAGCTCCGCCAGCAGTGCGCGCTTGTGCGCCCACATCTCGATCTTGCCAATCGTTCCGTAGTCCCGGTAAGGGGCGCCGGACGAAGGCGTGACGAGGGTCGGAATGTCGAAGATCCACTGCAACTTCTCCATGCCGTTGCCGTTCACGGGGGTGTATCCCTCGTTCAGCTTCCAGTACGAGTCCAGATTGCTCTGGGACTGGTCGAGCCAAAGGGACACAATCCTCTTGTCGGGCTGCGCACGTGAACCGTAAGGTACGAACGTGTGCGCGACTGGAGTGGCTTGGCCGTCGTTGAGAACGACGTTTGCTTGTTGGGGCATTTAGCCCTCCTTTCAGGTGATGAAGCAGGCTTTAGACCTACTAGTGTTTCTGCCAGGCAAATCCTGGCAGCCTTCCGCCGGCCAACCTACCGAGTTCGTCGGTCTGTTGAAGTAGGAGAGCGATTCCAGCAAGTGCTTTAGGTGCATCAAGATCTAACTTGAGCGGCATCCGAAGCAAGCTGGTGGTAGGTACACCCGTGATGGGTTCCCTCCGGACGTAAGTCCATCTGCCTCCCAAGCCAAGGCCTCCGTGTAGGGTCGTGTCGTTAGAATGGCATCTATGTGCTTCGGTTGTGGCTTTCACCACAATCTTCTGCCCATATGCGCCACCGACATGGTCAACCCTTAAGGATGCGTCCCAGGCTCTGAGGTAATTCCCGATCGGTACGAACCAGTCCGCTACGAAAGAAAACGGTACGAGTTCCCAAATCACCTCAAATGGATTTAGCAGGCCAAACTTGGCCGGTATGTCCATTGCGCGTGGTTTGAAGCGCCAAACACCTCGCTTCACGTGAACCACATGCGACCGCACGCGACCCCTGACGTCGATCAATCCATTCTCCCAATTAATCAGACCTTGTTCAGGTCCGACAACTTCATAGTCTTTGCCATACCAGGCTTTGACCGTGAAGACTTGGGGGGCAGGATAGTCTAAAACGTCCCAGATCGTAAGCATCGCATCGCGAACGTCGTTCGCGAAAGGCACCCATCCGTATCTAAACTCAAGATACAGGTTGGAGACAGCAACAGCCGCGTCGCGGCCGAATTGGCGGTTAAATTCCACTTCGGCTTTGGCACGTCTACGTGCTCCAACGGCATCCTTCAACCCATCAAAGAAGCGGTTTAAATCGCCTCGTCTCAGGGCCATGAAGAGATGCGCAAGGTGCGTTGCCCGCTGGTACACAAGTTGTGTGGTCTTGTGTAACTCTCCGACAAAGATTGGAGCGTTCCATTGTTGGCCTCTCATTTTATTGATGAGCCTTGATGTTAACTCGGAATCGTCGGCTACGGACGGCCTCGGTATAGTGGTCAATGGTTGACCCTCGAAGCTGTAGAAAACTACATCGTAGCGAGTGTAGGACCCATCCAGCGTCGGGACGTTGCGAACAACGTTTACCGGCGCCACATGGAAATCTTGAAACTCCCACGTCGCAGGGTTATCCGGAGGAATCGCCCTGTATAGTTTGTACGACCAGAAGTTAGGCGTGCGAACCCAGTATTTCTCCTTTGTCCACGCGTAATCGACGTTGCCAGTATAATCGGAGTAAGCCGTAGTGCCCGACAAACCTGTTTGGGCATTATAGCTCGTTCTGACCACGCTGGCGTATCGACTAAACGCGGCCCCCAGGGTAATGGACTGAGGCACGGTACTTCCTTTCTTATGCTTTCGTTAAGTATCCGAGCTGAAGTTTTCCGGCAGGTCGCCATACGGCGCTGATTTTGAATTCAGCGCTATGCGACCGTGATGCCAGGCAGCAAGGAGTTGACCCCACGTCCAAGGACCTTGACCTAAAGCGGTGAGGATTTCTGGTTTGAAATCATCCACTGCCACCATCTGAGCCCATCTCGGTGCCGGCCTCCCTAAGACAACCTTGCGGTTGTCGAAGAGGCGACTCCTCAACGATTTCTGATGGTCCATGCCAGGGTCCCAAGACATTGTCTTCTCCTTTTGGATACTAGAATCGCCTCCACATCACTGTGGAGAGGAACCCCAGCGTGCGTCTCTCGTATGTGAAATCGTAATGGTTAGCGACCGTTGTCATTGCAAAGAGCAAGCTCCATCAGCAATGAGTTTCGATAATCTAACCATTCCGGCATACGCCGATCCGTGACTAGTCAGGTCACGAAATCGAGCACGACTGGGGCCCTGCTATAACGATAGACTGCTGTGCGGCTAATTGCACAGATTATGCGGGAAATCCCGCTCTATCGATATCTGACGACCAGCTGTCGATTGAGACAGCCGAGAAGCCCCCCTAGGGGGG